ATTTTCCATAGGTGGTGTAAATCTGGAACGAATGTGATTGATACGCCTTCGTCGCCAAAGCGTTCACGCACAAGCCACCCGTCATGCACTTTCGCTCGGCATGTATCCTGTACCCCCTCATCATCCCCGTGCAACAATTCCCATACAAATCTCATTTAAAAGCCTCCAATACATCAACCCATCTGGCAACATCCATTGGCATGCCAGCCTCACCTTCCATGATAGCTTTTCGTATCTCCTGGGACATACGCTCACGAATATCTTCTCGAATATTTTTCTTCTGATTTATTAGAGCTCGGCACACAGTGTCTACTACATATGTTTTGCGACCTAAAGAATATCGCATCGCAGGCCATACCAAACTATTTATATCATCACTCATTATTTATCCTTACAGGTACATTTAGCCAAGAACTGAATGCAGTTAAAACACAAAGGGAATTTTTCGTATATAAGCCGGAATCTATCGGATTCTAAAAGCTGTAATGGGCTCCTAGGCATATCATGCCACATGATCCATAGTTTTTGACCATCTTCAGTTACATTGCGAACCTCGGCTCCATGGATATCTCCGTCAGGAGAGATATACTCTACGGTATCCCCTCGTTTAAATTTCATTTAAATTTAATCTCCGTGAATAATTATATATTTATCTAGATAATTAATAGACTCCTGCAATCTGCTCTTTGATTCTTTAGCGTGACCAATTAATTGATTGCAGCTTAAACATAATAAGCCACGAATTTTTCCATTATTATGATTATGATCGACTGAAAGTCGCATTGGCCTTAAAGATCTGAAATGCACAACAGTTTCAGGGTTTTTACAAATCTCACAAACATAATTTTGTTCTTTTAGTTTATTATTATAATCATCAACCGTTAACCCAAATTTTCTTTTTAAATTCTCTTTTTTTCTTATTTCATAAACCCGATTATTCTCATTTAATTGACAATCTTTGCACCTAGAATATCTTGACTCAAATTGAGAATCTGTAAATTTTGATTTTGGCAAATGTAACTTGCAAATAGTACAAGGAGATATTTTCTTTCTTAGATCATCTCGTTTCTTTTTAGAATTAGCTCTCTCGCAATAACGACATTTATAATCAATAATCAACCCATTTAAATTAATCCTTTTCTTTTTATATACTTCGTTAATAGATAGTTCACCATGATTTTTACAAATTTTTACAGTTAGATTCATAAACCAATCTCCTTTTAAGCTCAATTACTGCCTTGGCTAATATATAAAAATGATTCGCCGGCATTATTGAGTCTATTTTATTGGTTTTTTTATTATCCACCAATGATTCCAATTCGAAAAATATTCTTTCAAGAGGATCCGTCATAAACTTAGCCGCCGACTTTCTCAACATTTCCAATTCAACTTGGTCTGGTGTCATCTTGACTCGCCTTAAGTTTTCCATTCGTAAATCGCTCAATACGTCTCTGAGAAGCATAAGGAATATACCCACGTATTGCCCATGTCACAAAATTTGTATGACTCATATCAGTCTCTTTCTCGAAATTGTACGATGTCCCATAATATTTTTTTACTTCTTCTAGTATCATAATGTCACCTCAAAAATAATATTAACCCGTAATGCTTGACATGTCAATCTAGACACGATATACTTCTCTCACGTCACATACCGACGCATTTAAGAGGTACTATAATGAACGATTTTCCAGAAGTAGATAACAAGCAAGAACGAATCAAAGAATTGGCAATGACACTAGATAGCATTAGCTATCAGGTTGCTGAGTTGCTGAGGATTAAAGAATCACTAGAGTCTAAATTATGTGTTCTTCTAGAGCATGGTGAAGATGGCAGTAAAAGTTACACTATTGACCGATACAAAGTGACGATTAAAACTGGATGGATATATACGCTAAACAAAGAAGAATTTGCGGCAATCGGCGAGCGGTTACCTAAATGTTTCAACCCAGTTAAACAACGCGTATCATATGACTTAGATAAATCTATTATACGTGAATGTGAGAAATATGGATCGGTTGATGACTTGAATATTTTATCTCAGCTAATTACAAAAAAACCATCAAAACTGAACATCAAAGTGAGTGCCGCATCATGAAATATATTCTAATTGCAGCATTCCTATCGGGCTGTGCAGCCCAAGAATTGTCTCCACAATCCCATCATTGCGGCGTATCGAGAGATGCACCAATCGTGGGTGAGCATCAGCATATGGGACTAAGAGAACCGGTTGAAATGCATGATACGCCTACTCGAGGAACTCAGATGGATCGTGAGATATATCCTGAGGGATATGAGCGATGAGCAATCTAGTTGTAATACTTGGAGAATCAGGAACCGGTAAATCCACTAGTTACCGAAACCTAGATCCAAAAGAAACATTCATAATTAACGTACTAAGCAAACCCCTACCATTCCGTGGCTACAAAAAAAATTACAACGAAGATAATTTGAATTACTTAGAATGCGATGAATACAGAAAGATAATCACCTGGTTGCATGCTATTAATGAACGAAGAAAAGAAATAAAGCATGTAATCATCGATGACTTTTCATTTCTTATGAACATAGAATTTATGAAAAGATGCAGAGAAAAATCTTTCGATAAATTCACCGACATGGGCAGTAATATGTTCGACATCATGGAGGTCTTCAAAACATTTAGACCTGACTTGTTATGTTTTATAATGTGCCATACAGAAAAAGACCATGCTGGCATAATCAAACCTAAAACAGTCGGAAAAATGACAGCGGATTACGTGGGTATAGCTGAGCGCGTATCTATCGTATTGCACACTCAGGTTGTGGACGGGCAATTTAAGTTTCTAACTCAACATGATGGTTTTTCGGTCGCTAAGTCGCCGATGGAAATGTTTGCAGATAAATATATTGACAATGACCTGTTGCCTGTAGTTAAGGCAATGATTGATTACTATAACGAGGAGATTTAAATGGGATTTTGGGATTCAAGAACAGGCGCTCCAATCGATGGCTCTCCAGAAAGTTCACACACAGGTGATTTCACCGTTATACCCAATGGAACAAGCGCTCCAGCATCAATCAAATCATTCTTGTTAGTCGAAAAGAAAAATCCTCGCACTCAAGTAGAAGAGAATTTCTATCAAATAACATACAAAATCACATCTGGCGAATTTAAAAACCGAGAAGTAACCCAAAAGATTAAAGTATTCGAAGATAAACCTGAAACAGTTCAACGCGCATTAAACATGATGAAACGAGTTTATGACCTTTGTAATCACAAACCAGCACATGCAAACGTTCCTACTAATGATGACTTAAAACCAATGATTGGCAAAATACTTGGTATTAAAATTCGTGAATGGCAAATAGCGAAAGACGATGGTGGCTTTATGGAGGGTAACTTTGTTGCTGAGGTTTATAGTCCTTCCCAGGATTTTAAAACGGAAACTGGGATTAAACTTTCTTTGCCAGAAGTTATCACATCTCATGTTAATAGTGCATTCAGTCGTAATCCAAGAGTAGAACCTGATTTGGATTCTGATCTACCATTTTAATCTCAAGCACCATTGGAGCACGACATGGATCTAGTCAAATTAATAAACGATGCAATAGCCTTCCAGAAGCCCGAGGAACGACGCAATTACATCGGAGCGAGCAGTATAGGTAGAAGTTGTAACAGAGCAATATGGTATGAATTTCGGGGTGCACAACGCCCTGAGATTCCTCCTTCATTACAAAGAATATTTGATACTGGCAAACAGCTTGAGGGTATGATTCTTAATTATATAGAATTAGCGGGTCTTAGTATAACGCGCGCAGTCGCTAAGAATAACTTTCTATATCTTGAAGATACCGAATTGCCAATATTCCAAGGTCATTGTGATGCCATACTGCATATCAGCGAATTAGAATCGGCGATTGTTGAGATTAAAACCGCGAATAATTCATCCTTCAATCAGTTTGTGAAACATGGACTTATTAAGTGGTCTGAGAGTTATTATTCGCAGATTCAAGCTTACATGGGAATGTCTAGTTATCACAAAGCCGTTATTCTTGTAATTAACAAAGATAATGCGGAATTGCATCATGAATGGGTTACTTTTAATGAATTACATTATGAACAATTACGAAACAAGGCTCGCATGATATCTAAAGCTACCATTGAACCTGAGCGCATTAATAAAAGTCCTTTATATTTTATCTGCAATAGATGCCAGTATAAGTCTGTTTGTCATAACGGAACTACCAATGGTGCCGGAAAATGAATGACTTCATGATTGATATGTTTCTAACTGGCTTACTAGGTGGTGCTGTTGGCGCTACAATTCTAGTAATAGGCTTATATTTTCACTTCAAGTCTCTTTATATCCAATATGACATGGCTAGAACTGAAGTTATGGATGTGGTTTGCTATAAGAGAATTGAGAAAGAACTAGAGAAATTGAAGCATCAGTTTGAAGTTCTACAGAGAGAAAATGGGTGGATGAAAGAACATGACAGATGATGCTGCGATTAAGAATTTAGGGGATAGATGATGGCTCGTTCAAGAACAATAAAGTCATCATTTTGGACCAGTGAACAAATAATGATGCTTCCCTTGGAAGCCAGATTATTATTTATAGGAATGTGGAATTTCTGCGATGATAATGGTATTTATCCTGCTAGTTTAATAAAGTTAAAAGCTGAAATATTCCCTTCAGATATTTTTAATCTAGAAGATATTAATTGTTGGGTTGGTGAACTAGAGTCTCAGAAGTTAATACACGAATACCAAATAGGTGAAAATAAGTATTGGATTGTTACTGGATGGTCTAAGCATCAAAAGGTCGATAAGCCTACATTTTTATATCCGCTTCCTACCTCTCAAGTGACTGTTGTTGTAAATGATTAAAAATTTAGGGGATAGATGAATGAAGTGGTATTCAGTGAATGATCATCAACCCATATTATCTATATGCTGCGTATTACTTGCAGTTCATATTCAAGAGACTGGAAGTATCTATTTGACTTTAGGTGAATGGGATAATGGATGGAAGGAGTGGGATGGCAAGTATGATATAGAAAAAGAACTTCCGGGTCATCACGTACTTTATTTTTGCTATCCAGATCCAATTCCTAAAGCTTATAAACAATTAATTGAGAACAGATGATATAATGCTTATGCAAAACCTAGAACGACGGTTCGAACGCTGATTCATCATCAGTCCGGTTTTGCCCTTTCTTTGATGCCTTGATGGAGGATGATATGAAAAATTGTGATAGAACTAAAAAAATATGCAAAAAACATGGGAGACTTAACAAGGAGGATATTTCTTTAAGCATCATAAAAGATAAAGATCCAATTAGGGTAAGTGTACTTTGTTCTAGATGTCTAAAAGAAAACAAGAATAAATCATATAATAGATTAAATATTTATTTACATGAAGAAATAATTAAATGCGGATGTTGTAAAAAAGAAAAACATATAATTGAATTTGGAACAAATGAGTTACAGAGCAAGTGGCCAGTGTGCCGGATATGCAACAACACTCGACAGACAAGAAATTATAGACGACTACATTTAAAAAAAACTTACAATATCACAGAACAAGAATATAATAACTTATTAAAAACACAAAATTATAAATGCAAAATATGTAACAAAGAAGAATCAATGTTACATCAAAGTACAGATAAAATAAAAAGATTATCAGTTGATCATAATCACAAAACAGGAAAAGTTAGAGGACTATTATGTGCTAATTGTAATTTAATGATTGGGCATGCCACTGAATCATCTTTCATATTAAGAAGTGGTGCTGATTATATGGATAGTCATGCATAAGACACTCAGGCCTTACCAGCAGGATTGCGTAAATGAATTAAAAATATTACTAAAAGAGGATGTTACGCCGATTCTATTAAACTGCTCAGTTGGGGGTGGTAAATCGATCATAATAGCAACCATTCTAAAATGGTTAGAAGAAAATAATTATAGGGCATTATGTCTAACTATGAATTCCACCCTCATAGAACAAAACGCAAATACGTACAAATCCCAAGGCGGCCATTGTGGCATCTATTGTGCGGCATTGAACTCCAAAGAAACTGAGCCAGTGATAATATTCGGCAGTCCACAATCCGTGTGTAATGCCATCCGCCACCAGGACGTAATCAGCAAAAACAAGTTTAATCTTATAATCGTCGATGAAGCTCATAATTGTAATCCCCACGACAATGACACACTTTACATGCGCATTTTTAATAATTATGGGCTTCTTGCACAAACAGAGCAATATAGTTTTCGAATACTAGGAATGACAGGAACGCCATATCGAGGAAAATCAGAAAGTATTTTGGGTGAGAAAGCATTCTTTAAGCGTAGCCCAAAAGAAATATCTACGAGCTGGCTTATTCAACAAGGATTTCTAACGAAACCATACTTCGGTCTACCCCACGTCGATAGCTTTGACTTCAGCCAGCTCAGAGTGAAGAATACTGGGAAATTCGATCAAAAACAATTGGCTAAGATAGTAGATGACAATGAAAGATTGACTGGCGAGATAATGCGTGAAGTTGTTAAGGTTGTTGAGAATGGCAGGAAGGGGACCTTTATTTTCGCAAGCACTAGAAAGCATTGTCTGGAGTGCGCCAAAAGTTTGCCTGATGGTCAGTGGGCTATAATTACTGGAGAAACGCCACATGAAGAACGAAAGCGAATACTTGAAAATTCTAGAAATGGCACAATCAAATACCTTATCAATGTCAATTGCCTCACGGTTGGGGTTGATGTGCCATCCTTTGATGTCTGCGCATGGTTGCGACCCACAGAGTCACTTGTACTCTACACTCAAGGAATTGGTCGCGTACTGCGTTTACATCCCGGAAAGGAATCTGCCGTTATTCTCGATTACAGCGGAAACCTCCAGCGTCACGGCGACATAGACGATCCCATTATCAACGAAGCATTACAACCAACGGAAGAAAATGAAAAAGATTATATTATTCCTTGTTACACCTGTAATACTCTTAACGCTCATACTGCGCGTCGTTGTATCGGCATTGTTAGCAATAAGCGCTGCGATCATTATTTTGAGTTTAAGGATTGTCGCAGCTGTGGGGTGCCTAATGATATTGTGTCTCGTCACTGTAGGTTGTGCGATACGGAGTTAATCGACCCAAATGCCAAGCTTAAGAAACATACAGCAACCGTAGAGTTAGACATCCACACCGCAGAATATTGGGTTATGGCCCAGAAAGGTGGCTTTCCCATAATCAATGCCAGATATATTGGTTACAAGAATAACTTCCATGAATGTTTTTATACTAATACAGAGAAAAGTCGAAATATTGCCTACGCGCAATTCGTGAGAAAACACGTCAAGAACGCCTCTGATTATTACATGAAGATGTCTGACTACCGTTCTATGGAGTTAATGCTTAAAACAGGCCTTAAATCGCCTTCTAGTGTGGTTGTTATTGATAATATGGATGGCACTTATAAGATGTTCAAGAAGATATTCCAAAATGAGTCTTGATTAGCTGAATTGCTTCTTCTGAAGAATAGCAAACATGAGCAGCATAACCTTCTAGAATCATTCTTGATATGAATTTCCTTTGTTCTTCTGAAACTTTGCCACCAGGAGATTTTAATTCGATGAATAATCCATGATTAATGCCATTGCTGCGTGGCAGGAAGAGATCTGCCACACCTGCGACGACTCCCATTCGCTTAAGTTTCGCACCTTGAGCAGGGGAAGTTTGACGTTGATTGGCGATATGAAAATAAGGTAATGACGTACATTGCTTAATGTATTCTATGACCTGTATCTGTGTAAGATCTTCTGTGGAAAATGTCATCCTTGTCCTTAAATTCCATAAGTTCCCTCGCGAATACGTTTTAACATGTCATTAACGCGATTCTGAGACACCTGGGTGGCCCATTTGGTGTTCTTTAGGTCTAAGGCTGCTTCTGAACATCTGCGTGCCGCCATAAACGCTAGAAACGTTTTAAATTCTAATAATCCTGTAACGCCTATATTGTAAGCTAATTCTTGTAACACTCCTTTGCGGACTACATCCTGAACCGTATACCAATTATACTGTGATAATTGTTTATCTAATTTATCCAATCGTGATCTAAGAATCATCATGCATTCATCGACACTTAATCCTGCATTCTTTTTTTCATCGCATAAAAAGCCAATTCCAATGGTCCAGAATCCCATAGAATCTTGATACACTGACTTCTTAATTCCTTCATGTTCAATAATACGTTGTTCTAGAAATTGGTCTGACATAACACCTCAAAGTTGCCGAGTAGGATGGGGCTGTGGAGGCATAACCTACACGGCAGCTTATAATAATATATATATCTTAAGATCTAAACCTTATTACAATAATAAAGAACGATTTTCCTGTTGATACTCCATATGATCTCATAACGATCATGATGTTATATCAAATACAACCTGTTTGTAACTGATCTAGGAAGCTGTGGTCTCGGTGGGGATAGATCCAGCACTTGCATTATCCACAATTCCATCAACAACTTGTAAACCTTCTGTTACCAGGTTACCCGGAGCTACGGTTGCTGCAATACTAGTCGCCATGTCTAATAATGATTTAATTGCAGCTGAGTGGCCCGCAAGAAAATTATGGTTAGCAAGTGATTGCGCAATAGCCTGCTCTGCTTCTGATGCCTTAACTTTTAATTCTGCGATTAACGTAGATAATTCTGACATTTAAAACTCCTTGTTATTAAGAAAGAAAACGCGCCCGTACGAAAATCGCATAGGAGCGCGCTATGTAAATTACAATACTGAGTAACCAATAAAAATTGTACCGTTCAAAGCGTTTGTTGGTCCAATATTATTGATAACCAAGGTAGCTGTTCCAGTTCCAGGAGCACAAGTAAATTGGATGCTCTGGACTGTATTTGTTCCACCCTGGATAGTTAACCCAATTACAGATGTGGCTGTAATCTTGGTATTAGTCCAAGTGATAGAATAAGTTGATCCTGCGGCAGTTGTTAACGCAGATGTAGTAATCAAACCAGCATTTCCACTAGCGGTTACAGCGTTTGATGCTTCAGTACCGTTAACCTTAGCTAAAATAATCTGACCAGACCCAGTAAATGTATTAGCAGCTATCTTAGAAACCAAATTGGTAGCAGCCACCCCAGAGTCGACCATTAAACCAAGTGTGCCGCTCGCAACAGGGAAGTTACCAGAAACAAATGGTGTGGCGCCAGCTCCAACTAAGAATCTACCTAAAGCATTGCCAGCATCAGGAATAGTTATTACCTGAGACTGGGCTACAGCTGCAGAATTGGAAATTACTGTATTGAAGTTGCCGGATGCATTTACAACTGGAAGTAATTCAAGAAATCCTGAAGCAGTTGTAGTTGGATAGGCAATAAAACCGCCAACAAAACCACCAGCGGCTAAACCACTTTGCAAGATACCGTTGTTAATCGCAATGCCTGATAAATTAGCGAGCGTACCGACTGTATTAGTACTTACAATCAAATGATTGGTAATTGTAGGTAAAGTCACGGAGCCCGGGCTAGTTGGCTCGACTAAACTAACGACAGTATTTAAAACTGTAGCACCAGAATAAGTTATAACAACTTTCAACCAAACAGGACCATCATCAGTCGTATAAACTAATGCCATTTGTTGATTGTTAAATGTGAATCCTTGTTGTTTTTGTGCAGTCAAATAACCAGTCGCAGTTACTGTGGCGTAAGTATCACTAGTTAAGACATAAATGACTTCGGGGTTAACACTTGCAAGTCCGGTTGGAGCT